ATCTTCAGACCAGTTTATACATCAAGTGATAGGAGAAATCATTAGAAAATTAATAGCAAAAGGAGTAGAGCATGAAAGGGATATTAATAAATCCGTTTGATGAAACAATAAAAGAGGTTGAATATACAGGTAACTGGAGAGATATTTCTTTATTGATAGATTGCGAGTTATATGATATAGTAGTTTTATCAGATGAAGATACTATGTATATAGATGACGAGGGATTATTAAAAAATAACAATAGATATTTTAGTTGGGATGGTAGAAACTTTGCAGGTAAAGGACTTATCATTGGTAATCGTTCAGGAGAAGGGACAGATAATTTAAATACAACATTTGAATTACAGGAAGTAATTGATAGAGTGGAGTTCTTGCCTGAAGGACACAGAGAAACACCCTATATGGAATTTAGAGTACTATAATGAATGCAAAGCTAGTTAAGAAATTAAGAAAAAGAATTAAACCAATACAAGTAGAATGGTTGAAGACTTTATTACCTGAAGATCAAGCTGAGAAAGTAAATCTTGAAAATATAAAAGACTTAATACCTAGTGAGTCACATATTTTTGCAGGAGATAGATTGTATTTAACTTTTATGTCTGATAAATGGGTAATGAAACAATTAAAAAGAAATCCACATATAACAACCTATAAGGAGTTAAGTGAGCTACATGAAGGAATATGAATTTAAAGTAATTATAAATGATAAAGAAACTTTTGTTGTATTACAAGCTGAAGATGTTCAATCAGCATTAGAAATGATTGTTGATGATGAAGAAGTATCTAAAGTATTAATGATTAAAGAGATAGATGGGTACTTAATTCAAGAGTGGACTTTTGGTTCTGACATACAAGAGATGAGAAGAATAAAGAAGGACGCATATTATGAAAAATATTTTGATAAGATGGAAGAGAAGGATGAGATCATACATTAAGGAGAGGACATGGCAGTAAGAGCAAAGACATTTAAATCTATAGATCATGTGAAGAAATCTACTTCACAAGGTATAGGTGGTAGAGGTAGAAGAATAAAAATCTCTACTAAAACTATGAATAAAAATAAAAAAAGATTAACTAAAAGAAAATATAGAGGACAAGGAAAATGATTACAAGGACAGTTGATATGGAAGGAAATACTAAAAATATAAAAATAAATTTAAACAAAAAAGAATATAAAGAATTTTGTAATACAATAGATAATTGTGGTAAACAAATATCTCATGCTGTATCGTATGAGGACGACAAAACTTTTACTATTGAATTATATAATATGAATTTAGAGTGGGTTAATACCAATCTAAAAACTTTGCTTGACAAACAGTACGCAAATAGTGTATAATGTGATCTAGCAATAAGCCGATAATAAATATAAGAGGAGGAAATTATGGCAATAGCAGAAGGACTAGCTTATTGGGCTAGTGTAACTACACCAAATACTAAATATGAACCTGTATATACAGTAGATTTGGTTGTTGAAGATAGTGTGGCTGATGATTTTGAATCTAGAGGATTTAAGATTAAAAATCTTATCGTTAGTGATGAGAATATTGGTCGTGCTATAACTATTAAGAGAAAGGTTAATGGTCCTAATGGAATAGTTAGGAACCCACCTAAGTTAGTAGATAAAGACAACATAGGATTAGATACCCTTGTTGGTAATGGCTCAAGAGTTAGAGTTCAGTATAACGAATGGGAAACTTCAAATAAATTTGGAGATTTTAAAGGTTTAGATTTTCAAGCCATGCAGGTACTTGACTTAGTAAGTTATAAGTCTGCAGACGGTGGAGAATTTGACGCTTTAGAAGGAGGAGAAGAATTTTGATTATTACAATTCAAGATAAGGATGGTACTATATCCCAATATGATATAGAAAAGATTGACAGCGTAGAGAATAGACTCGGAGCTAAGACTATGATTAGTAAAGTAGGAACTCTTGATGTTGTCGCAGAAGCTTTAAGTTTTGCAAGTGCAGCTCACAGAGGTAATCTCGAATCCCTCTTGCGAGACAATGCCGAAGAAGCTCTTGTAGAGCCTGAAGAAGAAGCAGTAGCTGAAAAAGAAACTTCTAAGAAGAAGAAGTCTTAGTAGCTATTGGTATCTCCATAAATAATAAGGTGTCCTAAAGGCAAGGATGGGACTTAAAGGAACATTCCTACCACACACGATAGTCTCGTATGGATGTGGGTAACGAACAACGCCTTATTGTTTTTTTTAAGAGGGAAGTATGAAAAATAAATTTGTAAAGTATCATGTGCCATGTCATGAATGTGGCAGTAGTGATGCAGTTTCAGTAAATGAGGATGGTTCAGCTAAATGTTTTAGTTGTGATAAATTCTATCCACAATATGAGGGTAATGTAACATCAATGGAAAATTTTAAGAAAGATAAGAATGTAAATGTGCATGGTGGTATCTATGCAAATCTTACAGATAGAGGGATATCTAAACAGACTGCTGAAAAGTATGGAGTTAAAGTTGTATACGATTCAGCTGGTCAACTTGCACAACATATATATCCCTATTATATAAACAATGAACAATGTGCTACCAAGACTAGATACATAAAGGATAAAAAGTTTTCCTTTAATGGTTCCTTACAGGATTCTGGACTATTCGGACAGAATTTATTTAAAGAAGGTGGTAAATATATTACTATAGTCGAAGGAGAATGTGATGCGATGGCAGCATTTGAATTGTTAGGTAGTAAATGGGCAGCAGTCTCCATTAAAAGAGGTGCTGCTTCAGCAGTTAAAGACATTAAAGAAAGTTTGGAATACATCGAGAGCTTTGATAATGTAGTTATTTGCTTTGATAAAGACAAAGCAGGGCAAGAGGCAGCTTTAAAGGTTGCTCGTATTTTAAAACCTAGTAAAGCTAAGATAGTTACTTTACCTAATGGGTACAAGGATGCTAATGATATGCTTAAACAAGGTAAACATCAAGAGTTTACAAGAGCTTGGTGGGATGCTAAACTTTATACACCTAGTGGTATTATTAAAGTATCAGATAAGAAGAAAGCTTATTTAAATAGAGAGAAAAAGGATAGCATTCCTTTCCCTTGGTCAGGTCTTAATAAAAAATTATATGGTTTAAGACAAGGAGAACTCTTGACTCTGACTGGTGGCACAGGATTAGGAAAGTCTAGTGTGACTCGTGAGTTAGAGCATTGGTTAATCAATAAAACTGATGATAATGTAGGTGTTATAGCTTTAGAAGAAGATTGGAAGAGAACAGTAGATGGTATTCTTTCTATCGAAGCTAACGCTAGATTATATATCGACCAAGAACGAGACAAATTTCAAGAAGATACTTTAATGCAAATGTTTGATAAAGTATTTGAGGATGATAAAGTATTTGTTCATGCCCATTTTGGTACTAATGAGATTGATGATATCTTTGCAAAATTAAGATACTTAATCGTGGGCTGTGATTGTAAGTGGGTTATTGTAGACCATTTACATATGCTAGTTAGTGCTGTCCACGAAGGCGATGAGAGAAGAGCTATTGATTCTATCATGACTAGACTTAGAAGTTTAGTTGAAGAGACAGGAGCAGGTTTAATACTTGTGTCTCATTTAAGAAGAGTCGATGGTAATAAAGGACATGAAAATGGAATTGAAGTGTCGCTTTCTCACCTTCGTGGTTCTAATAGTATAGGGCAGTTAAGTGATTGTGTTATAGCATTAGAAAGAAACCAACAGTCTGATGATGAATTAGAAGCTAGAACTACAAAACTTCGTGTATTAAAATCTAGATATACAGGAGATGTAGGTATGGCTACTGCTTTAGTTTATGATAAAGATACTGGAAGATTGTCGGAAGAAGATTTAGAATTTAGTATTAAAGATGAGGAAGAAAATGAAATTAGTTTTTGATATAGAAACAGATGGTTTGTACCATGATGCAACTACAATATGGTGTATCGTAGCTGTTAATGAAGATGATGAAGTATTCAAATTTAAACCAAATGAAATTGAAGAAGGTATTAAATTTTTATGTGAAGCTGAAACTTTAATAGGACATAACATAATAGGTTTTGATATTCCTATTATTAAAAAGCTGTATGCTATTGATTTAAATGAACATTCTAATATAGTAGATACTTTAGTTATTTCTAGATTATTAAATCCTGCTAGAGATGGTGGTCATAGCCTAGAAAAATGGGGTTGGAGATTAGGTTCTGCAAAACAAGATAAACCGGAGTTCACAGCTTTTAGCGACCAGATGATGACATATTGTATACAAGATACACGCTTAAATAAACTTGTATATCATAAGTTACAAGAAGATGCTAAAGGATTCTCTCGTGAATCAGTTAATTTAGAACACGATTCATCTAAGATATTACATGAACAATTTGAAACTGGATTCTTATTTGATGAGAAGAAAGCAATGTCTTTATTAAGCTCTTTAAATAAAAGAAAATCTGAAATAGAAAAGGAAGTTCATGAAACATTTAAACCTAAATGGGTTGATGTTAAAGAAGTAAATCCTAAGTTAAAGAAAGATGGTACTTTATCTAAGTCAGGATTAACTGAATTAGAATATAATGAGAGAGTTGAATCTAATGATACAACACCTTTTATGAGAAAGGAACTTAAAGAATTTAACTTAGGGTCTCGTCAACAGATAGGAGAATACTTAAAAGATTTTGGATGGCAACCTAAAAGGTTTACACCTACTGGTCAACCTATTGTAGATGAAGGCACACTTAAAAAGATTAAACATATACATGAAGCTCAATTAATAGCTGAGTATTTATTAATACAAAAGAGAGCAGCTCAAGTGGAATCTTGGGTAGACGCATGTTTAGATGATGATAGAGTGCACGGAAGTGTAATGTCTACTGGAGCTATTACTGGTAGAATGACTCATAGAAATCCTAACATGGCTCAAGTTCCTAGTATTCATTCAGAGTATGGTAAAGAATGTAGAGAATGTTGGACTGTTCCTGAAGGATACAAACTTGTAGGTATAGATGCAAGTCAATTAGAATTAAGAATGTTAGCACACTATATGGCTGACGAGGAGTATATAAATGAAATTGTCAACGGAGACATTCACACAACTAACCAAAAACTTGCTGGACTTGAATCAAGAGATTCGGCTAAAACTTTCATATATGCACTCATTTACGGAGCCGGAGATGAAAAGATTGGAAGCATCGTTGGAGAAAGCAAGGAGTCAGGTAGAAGATTGCGAGAACGCTTTCTTAGTAGTAACACAGCATTTAGAAATCTTAAAAATAGAGTTGACAGAGCTGCAAAAAAGAAATACTTAAAAGGAATTGACGGAAGAAAAATCTTTTTAAGGCACCCACATGCAGCTCTTAATACTTTATTACAAGGTGGTGGTGCTGTAGTTATGAAAAGAGCAATGTGTCTACTACAAAATCTACTAGAATTAAATACAATAGATGCTAAATTTGTAGCTAATATACATGATGAATGGCAGATACAAGTTAAAGAATCTCAATCAGAATTTGTAGGTAAGTTAGGTGTTGAATGCTTAGAAAAAGCAGGGGAATATTATAACATGAGATGTCCTTTGACAGGTGAATATCAAATAGGGAGTAACTGGAGTGAAACACATTGATAAACAACTAAACTTTTTTGAAGACGACCATTCAGATTTAGTATTTGAAGAAGGGAAGATATGTATAAAATGTGATACTAAACTTCCTTTAGATAAATTTAGTCCTGCATCAGGTGGTAATTTTTTAAGACCTGAATGTAGGAAATGTAATAATGAATTAAGTAAAGTAAGAGCCAGATTAAAAAAAGAATATGGTATGCCTGAAGAAGGTCATGTTTGTCCTATCTGTTTAGGAACTAAAGATCAAGTTAATGGATTGGGAAATAAAAAGAATGGGTCTTGGGTAATAGATCATTGCCATGAGAGTGAAAGTTTTAGAGGATGGTTATGTCATACTTGTAACAGAGCTTTAGGTGGTTTTAAAGACAACACAGAAATACTTAATAGAGCAATAAAATATTTAGAAAAACATAGAGAGGAATTAAAATGAAAAAATTTAAATCAGAATCAGGGCATTGGTATACTAAAGAAGGGGAACCTATGTACACTATAGTAGGTGCTAATGGTAAAGAAAGAAATACTAATTTAAGGGATGCTAAATCTTTAGGATTAGTTCCATCAGTAACTACTGTTATAGCTATGATAGCTAAACCATCTTTAGAAAACTGGAAGATGAATCAGGTTTTAAATTCTGCAATATCTTTACAGAGAAAACCAAATGAATCTGTTGAATCTTTTTCATATAGATGTAGAGAAGATTCTCAAAAGATAGGGATGAGAGCTTCAAAAGAGGGAACTAAAATACATGCTCAAATAGAAAAAGGTTTCTTAGGTAAGACTAAAACAAAACCTTATAGAGCTATTAAGAAGTGGTTAGACTCTGAGTTTCCTTCTGAAGAATGGATAGCAGAGGATTCTTTCTGTGCTGATGAAGGTTATGGTGGTAAGATAGACTTGTATTCTAAGTCCGGTATTTTTGTGGACTTTAAAACTAAAGACAATTTATTAGGCAAGGACCCTTCTCGTTTAGTTTACGATGAACATGGTATGCAACTATCTGCTTATGCACAGGGTTGTGGATTTGATAATCCTCAGAGAGTTTCTATCTTTGTAGATAGAGCAGATACAAGTTTAATTTCTTGTCATGTCTGGGATGAAGAATCACACGATAAACACTTACAAATGTTTAATAGTATATTAACATATTGGAAATTTTCTAAGAATTATTTCCCAATTAATAAGGATAAAATTTAAATGATAGAATATAAATTTAAAGAAGATAAAAATTTAGAAGACTTAAAAGAATATATAAACAGTACATATGGAGAACATTATGTGTCTGATAAATATCAAGCGACAGATGTGGTCATAGATGCTGGACACGGAATGGGATTTTGTATGGGTAATATAATGAAATACGCAAAAAGATATGGAAATAAAGATGGTTTTAATAGAAAAGACTTGATGAAAATCATACATTATGGTATAATAATGTTGCATATACATGACGAATCAATTAAATTTTTACGAACAGGAGACAGTAAATGATAACAGAAGATAAAGTAGGAAAGAAACCTTATCTTGGTATTGAAATAGATTATGATAAAGAAAAAACTTTTGATAAATTTAGTTTAGATACATTAAAAGACAGATACTTTTGGAATGGGGAGACCCATGCCCAAGAAGCTTTAGCAAGAGCTTCAGTATATGCAGCAACTTACAAAGGAGAAACAGATTATGAACTTGCTCAAAGACTTTATAACTACAGTTCCAATCGTTGGTTCATGTTTAGCACTCCTATTCTTAGTAACGGAGGAACTACTCGTGGGCTACCTATCAGTTGCTTCCTCAATTATGTTCCTGACAGTCGTGACGGGCTTTCTGCTCACTACAATGAGAACATATGGTTGGCAAGTTCAGGTGGAGGCATTGGTGGATATTGGGGTGCTGTTAGGAGTAATGGTATACCTACTACTCACGGCAGTCGTTCAACTGGTTCTATTCCATTCATGCATGTTGTAGACTCTTTAATGTTAGCCTTTAATCAAGGCACTACAAGAAGAGGAAGCTATGCAACATACTTGGATGTAAGCCACCCTGAGATAGAAGAATTTATAAACATGAGAAAAGAATCAGGTGGAGATATAAATAGAAAGAATCTTAACCTGCACAACGGAGTTAATATAACCAACGCATTTTTGGAAGCAGTTAAAAATAACGAAGATTGGAGATTGATTGACCCAAAAACAAATAAAGCTGTGAAGGTAATAAATGCCAGAGATTTATGGTGGCAGATTATTCATGCCCGAGCAGAAACCGGAGAGCCTTATATGGTAAATGTAGATACATGTAATGAAGCATTACCTAAAGGGCAGAAAGAGTTAGGACTTAAAATATTACAGAGTAATCTATGTTCTGAAATAACATTAGCAACTGACGAAGAAAGAACAGCTGTCTGTTGTTTGTCTTCAGTAAACTTAGAACACTTTGATGATTGGTCCAAAGATGAATCTTTCATAGATGATTTAATAACTATGTTAGATAATGTAATAGAACATTATATAGAAAATGCAGTAGACACATCACAGTTAGGAGGATATAGTGCAAACTTTAAAAGATTTACAAACCATATTAAAGAAGGTAAGGAAGGGTACGCAAAGTCTGCTTACTCAGCTTACAGAGAAAGGTCTCTTGGTCTTGGGGCTATGGGCTTTCACGCTTATCTACAGTCTAAGCGAATTTCGTTTGAAGGGCTCTTCGCTACTAGCTTTAATCACAGAGCCTTTTCACACATCAAACAGAAGTCTATCGAAGCTACTGAAAGACTCGCTGAATTGCGTGGGGAATGTCCTGATTTACATGGTTCAAATAAGCGTAATGCTCATCTTCTTGCTGTTGCTCCTAATGCCTCTAGTGGTATTATTTGTAGTGGCACTAGTCCCTCTATTGAGCCTTATAGGGCTAACGCTTATACCCACAAAACTTTATCAGGTAGCTACCAAGTTAAAAACAAATTCTTGGAGAAGTTACTAAGGTCTAAAGGATTGAAAGGTAAGAAGTTAGAGAACACTTGGAAAGATATTTCAGGTAAGGATGGTTCGGTTCAGCATTTAGATATATTAACTGACGAAGAAAAAGATATATTTAAAACTGCAAACGAAATAAATCAGATATGGATAATAGAACATGCCCATCAAAGACAAGAATATATTTGTCAGGCACAGTCTGTTAATCTATTCTTTACACTACCTAAAGCTACAGAGGACCAGAAAGTACATGATGAATATATGCAGTATGTAAATGATGTACATTGGTATGGTATGAATAAATTAAAATCACTATACTACTTTAGGTCTAATGCAGCTAGAAGTGTAGAGAATGTAAATGTAAAAGTTCCACGAATTAAATTAGATGAAGTGGATTGTATTGCCTGTGAAGGTTAAGGAAAAATTATGAATGCAGAATTATTTAAAGCTTTGGAATCAAAATACAAAGCACAAAGAACTATAGCTAAGACTAATTTAAAATTATATCTTAGTGACCCAGTTGCAGTAGCCGACCATCCTGATATGGTTGAGACTATTGATAAGTTATTTAAAGACTACGCAGAAGCAGTAGAGTATATTAATATATTAAAGGAGTTAGACTATGAGCTTGTTGGGAACGAGAGAATACTATAAACCATTTGATAATCCATGGATGTTTGATTACTATGTATTACAAAATCAAATGCATTGGATGCCAGAATCTGTACCCTTACACACAGATGTAAATGATTGGCAAGAATTATCAGATACTGAAAAGAATTTATTAACACAAATCTTTAGACTGTTTACTCAGTCAGATGTTGATGTTGCTTCAGGATATATAGATAAGTATATGCGTATCTTTAAAAAGCCAGAAGCTAGAATGATGATGTCTTCTTTTGCAAACATGGAATCTATTCATCAACACGCTTATAGTTTATTATTAGATACAGTAGGTATGCCTGAGATAGAATATAAAGCTTTCTCTGATTACGAAGAGATGGCTGACAAGCATGATTATGTTGGTAACTTTAAACCAACTTTAAAAGATAAGAAAGCTATAGCTAAAACTTTAGCAGTCTATTCAGCTTTTACAGAAGGGCTACAATTATTTAGTAGCTTTGCAATCTTATTAAACTTCCCAAGGTTCGGTAAGATGAAAGGCATGGGACAGATAGTTACATATTCTATTCGTGACGAATCTATGCATGTAGAAGCAATGACAAAACTCTTTAGAGAATTTATAAAAGAGAATGTAGATATATGGACAGACGAATTTAAGAAAGAAATATATGATATCTGTAGAGAAATGGTTAAGCTAGAAGATAAGTTTCTTGATTTAGTTTTTGAGATGGGAGACTTACAAGGATTAACTAAGAAAGATATGTATGCTTATAATAGATATATAGCAGACAGAAGATTACTGCAGCTTGGACTTAAACCAAACTACAATCAAAAAGAAAATCCTCTTACTTGGATAGATGAAGTAATGGGAGTCGAACATCAAAACTTCTTTGAAGGAAGAGCAACAACTTATATGAAAGCTGGACTAAGAGGAAGACAAGATACAATTACATACGCAAATTTAAATGAAGACGAATAAAAATAAATTTGACCCTAAAGAAATATTAAATTCTAAAAGGATTTTTAAATCAGCAACTCCTAAAGGAGATATATCTTGGTACATTAAATGGATAGGTAGTACATTCATTCTTACAGCTATGTCTATGAGAGGGGTTGAAGGTTTAGGTTTAATTGATTTATCTCTATCAATAATAGGTGTACTTCTATGGTTATGGGTAGGATTACTTTGGAAAGATAGAGCACTAATTATATTGAATGCAGTTGGGGTATTTATTTTAATAAAGAATTTATTAACAGAATATTTAATATAGGAAAAATTATGAAAAGGCAAGAAGCCACTCTCTTAGGGTATAAAATATTATATGATAGGTCAGGTAAATTAATTAGTGAAAGATTATCAACAGATATTGAAGCACTAAAACCTTATTTTAAACCTGAAGAGTTTGCAACATTAGAGATAGTTCTTAGAGATGGTACAAGAAAGTTAGATGAAATCCATAGTTATATAGAAAATAATCTAAATGCTAGAATTATGACCAATTAGAAAAAAATTGGCTTAATATAAAGCCCGTAGAGCTACGATAAGCTAGTGAGTAATGGTATTAGTCCAGATTTAAATTAAATCGCACCACGAGCCTCTGTGTAGCTCTCAGAGCATTTAGCTATTTTTAGCTAGTAATTTCAATCTTTACTGGCTTTTTATCTTCTGGAATTATTTTTTCTAGTTCTATAGATAATAAACCATCACGAAGCAACGCAGATTCTACTGCAATATCTTCTGCTAATTTAAAACTTCTAGTAAAAGAACGCATAGCTACACCTTTATGGACATAGTCTTGTGAATCACTTTCACTTTCATATGAAATTTTTAAACTACCATCTTCTAGTACAATGTCTAAGTCATCTTTAGATAACCCTGCCAATGCCATTTCGATAATGTACTTGTTTCCATCCTTAATAATATTATAAGGTGGATACGAAGTCTTTTGATATGAGTCTTGATGATCTGCTATTGATTTAAACAGTCTATCAAAACCTACGATTGAAGGATGAGAAAACATCCTTGGAAATAAGTCGTTCATTTTATACTCCTTTTTTAAGCAAGTTATTTCAGGCACACATTATGTCATGCCATATTATTATTATATAGTCTTATTCTAATTTGTCAAGTGTATATATCTCAACAGGTTTAGATATACCTTTCATTTCTATAGGCTTTAACTTTCTTAGAGGTATAATAGTTTTCTCTGCAGTATTCTTAGCTATCACCAAGTCTTCACCGACAGCCTTACAACTACTCTCACATCTTGCTGCTAGATTTACATCTGAACCTATAGCTGTAAAATCAAAACGAGTATCACTTCCCATGTTTCCGACAACAGCATTACCACTATTAATTCCTATCCCTATTTCTACTCCAAGATTTGCTTCTTTCA